TCGTAGGCTTCATTGAAGGCTTCTGCACAAAAGTTGCCTTCGTTAATCATTTCAGGATTCACAAGTGCTAAAGCGGTAAGGTCACGAATGTAGGCTTGTTCGCTACTATTCATAGGCTTTACTCCTCGTTATTTAAGAAGTCCTCAATAGTCATTTGGTTAGGATCAGTTTTATCTTCAATCCACCATCTGAAACACTCTTCTCCGTTTTTCCATATTTCTTTAAGTCCTCGGTCTTTTCTTCTCTGAATCATTCTGTCCATAGCGAGGATGTAAAGATTTCTGTACTTTGGGAAGTCAACAAACTGTTTCTGCCTTATTTTCTTTCCAGCAAACGGACAACCTATACATCCGACACGCTGATAGCCCATTTCGTACAAAGGATTGACTTCAATATTGTTTTCACTTATGTATTGCCAAACATCTTTGTCATCCCAATCCACAATAGGATTTACAATCAAATCGTTGTTATCTTTTGCGTTACTGATAAGAGTACAATCGTAAGAGTTATGTTCCTTTGCGGCTTGCTTTAGTTCCTTTGATACATTTAAGGCATCTGCAAAAACTTCTTTTGTATGTTCGTAGCTGAATGCCTTTGCAAGTTTCTTCGTCTCTCCCCTTACCTCGAAAACAGACCTGGTCTGTTTTCGGCTTTCAGATTCAGACCACCTCACGCCGGTTGCAATAAATCTGTTGGGTAAAGACTTCTCTTTAAGAACCTTGCAGCAATATCTGATTAAACGTGTTGGTGGAACAGTATTATTTGCTATCAGTTCCCACATTGTCTTATCAGGCATCAATGTTCTTGTTTCAATACCGACCTCATTTAACCTCTTGAAAACCTTTCGGATATGATAAACAGTTTGTGGAGCATCTACTGTCGTATGACTATTTACTACTTCAATCTCACAGTTACTTTTGAGTGCTAAATCAAGTAGCACCTCGCTATCTTTCCCACCGCTATAAGTTATGACCAATGGTTTCCCATAATATGTCTGCGACATTTCGCTTGCTAACTTTATGCGGTCTATTGCTTGTTCTTGTTTCAATACCGACCACTAACACTAACCAAAGTGTCATGGTCAAAAGTTCCTTCTCCCTCTGTTTTCTATGTAGAGTTTCCGCTACATAGCTTTTAGCCGCCTTTAAGGCTGTTAGGCATCGTCACTTATACTTTTTTATGTGTACCTGACCGCTAAGGAAATGGCACACAACCGAGTTTCACTCGGACTAGGCATTTACTCCTTCCTCAAACATACTCTGCTGTTCTCCAACAACAGTTTCCTCAACATCCACATCTATGATTTCTTCAGAATCCAAATCTGCTTTGTTGGCATTCTCGGAAATGTCATGTGCAGCTTGTTCTTTAGGATCATCAATAGATTCTTCAACGCCTGTAAACATATCGGCTTGCTGTTTGTTGCTAAAATCAAGTGTTATCTGCTTGCATAGCCTTCGGATTACTGACTTCTTTGCCATTTCCTGTGGAAAATCTTTCCAAGCACCACTATTTCTCGACTTTGCCTTGACAGCATTTATCTGTTCCATATCCATAAGTTCGTAAATCTCTGAACCATCTTTGAACACGCATACTGCAAGAACACCTATCCACTTGCCGCGTTTCATAAAGTTAGATTTATATGTCAGTTTGGATTCGCCGTCCATAAAAACTTCTTCTACTATGTCGCCTTCAAATATCGGCTTTGCGTAAATATCCTTTATAGGTCTTACGGACTTTTCTATTGCCATTTTGCGAAGTCCTTTATATGAAGGTGCATAGGTCAACTTATCGTTGTAACCTTTGTATATATAGACTTCGTTGTTAAGTGCATCGAGGTTGTCCTGCGCCGATCTTACAAGTGCTGTTGCAAGGACTTCTTTACTATATTTCTGCAATTCCGGCTTATCCTGAATAAGCGATACAAAGTTAAGGGCAAATCGCTGTTTATTGAAATCAACTGGCAATGCACCGCTTATTCTGTCCAGTTCGCTTGTGAAGTAACCACTCATGGTCATTTCTTGCTTTTGAGCCTTGGCAACTTCGTTCTTTTTCTCTGCCATAACTATTCTCCTTTCACTACTTCTAATTCCTTGCCATCAACTGCAACCAATTTGATTACCTGACACTTAAGTGGTATTTCTTTATCTGTCTGTGATGTAAACAATGCGTGATTATCAAGAAATACAGGAAGATACTGATTTTTAAACTCTTGAAGTCCGGCTATAACATCTGTAAGCGCAAGAATCTGCGTAGATTGGTTAAGCTGTGAGTTCAGTTCCTTGCCATTTACGAGGATAGCGCAATCATCTTCAATAGATCCGTTCTTAAGGGTTTTGAAAAGTCTGAATTGTGCTATCTTGAAATGCGAATTAATGCTGTCACTCAACTTGTTATTCTTCGCTTTCTTAAACACTTCGACCTGATAAATCATCTTTTCGTGATTAGCACGCTGGATTTCAGCATCTTTTTTGGTCTGTCTTAAGTCAGCAATCTTGATGTCAAGTTCCTTGTTTCTTTCAAGTGAACCAAGTTCGGCTATTACTTGGTTAAGCATCTGCTTATTGACGTTCTTCTGTGAATTAAGTTCGTTCTCGTGATCTTTACTCGACTTCGCAAGTTCCTGTTCTAACTCTGTGAGTTCGTTTGCAACCTCGCACCACTTTGGATTTTTTTCAAAGTCAATAGATTGTGGAAGACTGTCAAACTCTGTCTGAACCTTATCAAGCATCTTTTGAGTTTCTTCTATAGTCTTCGTGAGTGTGCTGCACTTCTCTTTAATAGCCTTTACATCGTCCTCATTTGCCTTGATTTCGGCTTTAAGAGTATCGCCGGTACTTTTTATCAGCTTAAGTCTTTCTGTCTTTTTCTGTTCAAATTCAGCTTTAATCTCGTCTATTTTTACTTTGTCATATGTTCTATTGCAGTATGGACAGGAAAGGTCTCCTTCATCGAGAACCGCATCTTGTTCAACCTTATATAGTGTTCTCTGCTTTTTGATGTCTTCGTTGTTCTCGGCAAGCTTGTTTTCTGCTCTTTCAAGATTCTTGTTTGCCTGTTCAAGCTGGAAGTTATTTTCATCGATAGTCTGTTTATAAGTGCGAATCTGTTTCGAAAGTTCTTCCTTGTCATTAAACAGTTCCTTATTCTGTTCAGACTCAATCTCATTCTTCTTAATCTTTAGTTCAGCTATCTTGTCCGATATTTCGGCTCTATTCCCGGAAATGCTTTCGAGTTCCTTTTCGATACGCTCTATCTCTGATTCATAATTTGCTTTCTGCTGCTCCAATACTTTTCCATCAAGAGTAGATTTGCTCTCAATAATTCCAGAGATTTTGCTATCAATAAGTTCGTTCTGTTTGCCATACTTATCATTGAGTGCCTTAAGGCTACTCTTTGCCATCTGCTCGACTTCCTCAATCTTGTAACCCCTTTCAAGTTCAGCTGTTACATTAGGAACATCTATCTCTTTGGCGATATCCAGGTCACTTACTCCATCCACCATTTCAAACAGGACTTTACGCATTTCCTCTCTTCCCTTTTTCGATGTATCAGCCGTAAATGCGAATACATGAGAAAGCATTAAGAAGTTATCCATATCTATTCCACGTTCCTTAAGGTCCGCCACAAAGTTAGTGGCTGTCTTCTCGACTCCGTTTATAGTGAAATTGTTCGTTGTACTAACTGTGGTCTTGCCGTTGTCATCCGTTTTTTCCTTATACTTCTGTGTTTTGGCGATAGTACAAGGCTTTCCGTCAATAGTTATCTCGGCTTCAACCTTGCTGACACACTCGTTCATACCCTTTGGCGTGATAAGTGGATCCGTTGCAAGTGCATCGGACTTGCCGGACATAAGCCACATCCAACCAAAGAAACAAGTTGTCTTGCCTTGTGCATTTGCTCCTAGTATCTTTGAGTTACCGTCAAACTCGATTTCCTTGTGTGTGAAACCTCTAAAATTATCAAAGGTCATCTTTTTTATTTGTAATTCCATTCATGCTTTTCCTTTCTTTATGTCTTATAATTTAAGGACAACATAAACACCCTGTTGTTTAGTTGCATAAGTCCTGTGTCCTTTCTAATTTCACCTTTACACAGGGCTTATTCTTTTGTGTTTGCAATCGTGAACAGGAATATCCAACAAGTGCAGATTGCCATTGCTACAACTGGAATCCAGCTATCAGAATCTAACAGCATGATTGATAACAAATCGATGATTGCAGCTATCGTTGTTGTGGTTTTCAATACCATGTTCTTTGTATATCTGTGATACATTTCCTTTCCCTCCTTTCCTTTAATAGTCCCAACGATTTTTCGCCTTACGATATCTGTCGAAGGTTCGCTCCACGCCTGTTTCCTTATGAATTGCCATAAAGTAACTTTCGTTTATGTCGTAAGCAAACATATAATCCTTTGGGTTGCCCCCTTGTTTAAGAACACAAGCCTTTTCTTCCCTTGTAAGTTTCCTCTTCCCTCTGTAACTCATACTCTGTCGCCCTCTTTAATGATTGAATATCTGACAAATGACTTGGCTATACCGTTTGCATTCACTTTTGTTTCTCTGGTCTTTTTAAATTCCCAACCCATCTTAGTTAACTCACAGATTCTTGCCGGCATCTCAAATATCAGTAGTTTCAAACTACTATCCAGCCGTGTTATCGAACCGTGTTTTTTCATGTAGTTAACAATCTCTTGCCTTTGAGTTAGTTTGTTGTTTGCCATAGCACTCCTTTCCGTTAAACATCGTTTAACTTCTTGACAAAATAAAAAACTCCATATTCTTCAAGCGGAATATCTAATAGATCAGACCATTCAATCATATCTTCTCTGCTGATAGCAACTTTGTTATTAAGCTTTTTAGAAACTGATATGTTGGAAATGGATGTTTTATTAGAAAACGCTTCTATGGAGCCGTATTTCTCTATAATTCTTCCTCTGAGTTTAGAATAGTCAAATTCGACACTCATCTTTATTCTCCTTTCTCAAAAAACTAAAGTCAGTTTACCACCGTTTAACTTTTGTGTCAATAGTTTAGTTAAACTTTTTTTAACTAAAGGTTTTACTTTTGTATACTTATGTGATAAAATGCTAATTACAACAGAGAAAAGAGGAAATCCGTATGAAGAATCCTGAAATTGCAAAAAGAATAACATTTATATTGAATTTAAGAGGTATGAAGGCACAAGACTTGTCTTATAAGACTGGAATAAATAAGGCTTCTATTAGTCAGTATGTAAATGGCAATCATTGCCCTTCTAATGATAAAGCACAACTTATGGCGGATGTTTTGAAAGTTAATCCGTTATGGCTTATGGGGTTTGATGTGCCTATGGTTGAATCTGATAATAGTAGTGGTGAACGAACTAAACTATATAATGATTTAATATGCCGCTATTCAAAGCTTGATGATAATGCCAAAAATCTTGTGGATAATTTGATAGAAACACTATTAAACAAATAACTAAATCTTGATCTGTTATTGATAACTTATTAAATTTATGTACAAATGTATTTTTCATAATCATTTAATCCTTGTCAATAATCGGTGGAGATGACAGACGAACCATAACTGAACATCTCCACCAGCTCGCTCGGAACAATTAGAATCTTATCATCGTAAAAGTGGACATTCAACGGACATAAAAAGACATTTTAAGACACTTGTATTGCTATATGGGGGAACGCGCCAATAAGCGCAAAATGTAGTATTCAATTGGAAAATCAAATAATAATTCAAGAATGTGCTAATTTAAAGAATAAATTCTTATTGACAAATAATGATATATTTAACTTAGTTCAAGAAAATCATAGTTTTGTATCGTTAAAGACTATTGATAGATTCTTTCAAAGTGATTGCAAAATTAAACCATCAGATAAAACTATTCAGACAATATATGATGCTCTAATAAAATATAATGATAAAAATGAATGCATTTCTAAAGATGTTATCATTAACAAACAAAAGAAAGAAATCATATATTTAAAGGAGCAGATTATAATTAAAAATCATCAAATAGACAGGCTTATGGGACTGTTAGAAAAAGGGAAGGAGTGACTTATTATGAAAAAGAAAATTATTACACTTACACTATGCTTACTTATTATCTTATCTGTATGTTTCGTTCCTGATGTAGATGCTGGAACGCCAACATTAAACCTTACCAATTCCACATACTATATTGAAGTGGGTAAATCCTTTGCCATAAAGCTTAATGGACTTAAAGCAAGCAAGATTAAGTGGTCTAGTTCGAACAAATCTGTAGCAACTGTAAGCAAAAAAGGTGTTGTTAAAGGCATAAAAAAAGGAACAGCAACCATAACCGGCAAATATAAAAAAATAAAATTCAAGGTCAAGATTACTGTTACAGGTAAGAATAATGTTAAACATACTTTTAAAGATTTGACCATTGAATATAAAGGTTCTGAAATGACTAACTATTTAGGCGATGATTGCTGGGCAATAACTTTCAAATTTACTAATAAAAGTGCTGATGCTGCATCATTTAATGATGAAATTGAAGCAGAGACATTCATAAACAACAAAAGTGTGAGTGCAGATTATATAGATAACGATGATGTTTATATAAAAAATGGTGCAAGTGTTAATGTAACATTATATTACAAAGTCGAATCTGGAGATAAAATTGAATTTAAAATTTTCCCTTATGATGATGACGAAGATTATGTTCTTTATGAAACAGAATATATAGTTAAATAATATTAAAAGGACGGTTGAGTTTCCTCTTCCGTCCTTATTTTTATGGTTTGGTTTGCTTTATACCAATCAATTTATCCTTAATATCTTTTTTCCACTTAACATCATCGTGCCATATCATAGGATTTAATTCTCCAGTAATATCCATTTGGCGTACTATATTATCGTTATTTATATCATATCTTTGCTTTAATGTCATAATCAGTCTCAGGCACGTTTCTTTATCCTCTTCTGACATCTTATCAGATAAACCGATTGAAATACTGTTATACTTATTGCAAATGCCATGAAGATATCCACGTTTATTAAGTCTTCCACCATTAACTGCATTTGTCATATTTTCATCAGGAACAATTTGTGTCGCCTTTTCTTCTGAAATATAATAATGTGTTATAGATCTGTTGCTTATATCTTGAACAACTATGAACTTAATATCACAAGTTCTTTTATCTCCGTAAAATTTGGAATCTAAAATCTTCTTTTCAATCTTCATGTATTCTTAAACCTCTCCATTGTTTCATAGTACAATTTAGGTGCTACGCCTTGCAATTCTTCCATCATGTCATCCACAACAAGCAATACTTCATCCACATTCTTATTCTTAATCATTCTCATAAACTCACTATTTGATGGTCTGCTCGCATATGAATAGCCGGAATAATCATCTTCGGGCGTATGGTCTAAAATCGTATAATATGCAGCCAATTTTATACAAGTGTTGGCTGTGGGGTTTTTCTGCCCCTGACATTTGGCTATCGCCTCTTCCAAGTCTTTTCTTGTAATCAAGGACATTACCCCCTTTCTTACATATTGGATTCGAGTGAAGCTATTACTCTCTCGTAATCTCTTCTGATCTCATCTGTAGGTGCATCCATCATCATTTCACGAAGCTGTGCAACGTTATCATTATTGCGTGAATACCCCTCATTTGAATATCTTCCCATGTTATCACGTCTTGCATTTCTTCCACGTCCTCTAGCATAGGAATTGTTACTGTTTCTGCCACGTCCTCTACTGTTATTCATATATGACGCTTCATAACTATTGTACCCATACGAAGCGTTTTCTTCTTCCTCATAACTCTGTATGATTTTATCCATGTTTTTAACAGCATGAGAAAGTTTATCAATAATCTCAAGATTTGACGTGTTTATGTTTTCATTATTATACTTTTTCAACTCTCTACAGAGCTTTTCTTTAAGTTCATAAAGTTCGTTCATGGTCTTATCCTCCTTCCTTATGCAACCCTGTTAATCACAAGATTTGCGTTCTGTACTTCGATTGTTGGTGTTGGTGTAGTAGCTGGATCGTCTGTAGTTGCATCTACATAACGCACAGCAATACTAAAGCAACAACCTTTAGGAACTGTGATAAGAGCCGTTGAAGTTACATTTCCGTATGTGTCAACTGCTGCTGGAACAAAAATCGCTCTGCTTGTAGGTCTATCTTCACCCATAACACTTATGCCGATAGCTACCGGGGTTATTTCTCCACCTGTAGGAATTGCAATATTACCATTGAAAGTAACCTGGTATCTTGCAAAGCAATTTTGAGTGCAACCTTTGAGAATAAAAATACCTGTGCCATCTTCGTGATATACATATCCTTTATTGCAAGGTATAGAATCCGTAAACAATACAGGATTATCTAAGGATACATTCTGTACTGCATTAGATAGATATTCAGCCATAGGTCACACCCCCCTTAGAAGCTATTTCCACATCCACATCCACAACCATTGTTGTTGCAAGTGAATATAGGTGTTCTTCCGTAAACAGGTGTGCTTGGAACTGGACAATTGTTCAGTCTGTTGTAAAGCTGATCTACTTCATCAGCGAATCCCTGGGCTATAAAAGCATTCTGTGCTGTCTGTGACTCTCTAAGAGTAGCCATATTAAGCTGTGAACGAAGGTTATCATTCTCACGCTTGTAACCATCCAGTTCGAGAGCGCATAACTTATCCAATATGGTCTGGATGCCCTGTGTCTGATTCTGAATGATATCCCTTGTATTGTTTGCGTCAGCAAAGCGTGTCTGATTGCCCTCATTCTGGATAATGTTCTGTGTCTGACAGTTAGCAAGTCTGTTCTCGCAGCAGCAATCAGCAAACTGCTGAGACAAGCCAAACATCTGATTCATGTTAGCCATCTGACGTGAGTTTGCACCGATTTCCGCCTGTGCAAATCCATTGGAGATATTTGCATTTACTCCAGCAAATCCTCCGCAAAGAGCGTTCTGCACATCTCCAAAACCACTTGTAACGCTGTTTTGAAGTGAAGAAATTGCCTGATTAGTAGCTGCATTCTGGAAACCTCCGGTTGTTATTTCAGCCTGGTTCATCCATGGATAAAGCATTGCACCATCAGCAGCAAAGCCGCCAATTCCACCACCGAAACCGCCAAAGCCATTGCCCCATCCGTTTCCAGCAATAAGAAGAAGTAGGATTATCCAACCCCAATCTCCGCCAAAGTTACCCATGCCACCGCCGTAATTACCGCCGTACATAGGTCCCACAGGCATTACCATTCCGCTTTCGTCTGTAATTGCCATTGTTTTGTCCTCCTAAAATTTTTGTAGGTAAGTGACTATCGTCTGATTGATAGCCGGTATATAAAGCATTGCGCATTGCTTATTTATTAAAAAACTGTCTAAACAAAGGATTGTTCTGTAATTGTCTTGCTTGTTCATTAGCAATGTTGTATTGTTGCTGAGTTATTTTCCCGTTATTCATCAAGTATTGAATTACATCATTTGGGGATTTTCTGTATTCTTCAGGAATGTTCATTGATTCAAGAACTTTTGTAGGATTTTGTTTAATTTGAGAATAGGCACTCAATAAGGCTTTTACGTTCATTTTTCGTCTTTTTCTCCTTTATGGTCTATTTCTACATACTCTTTCAAAAAGTCGATTTCTGACCTCAACTGGCTTATGTCTTGCTTGATTTTGTCAGCTTCGTTAATAGACAGGTATTCAACTATAGGCTGTTCTTCGGCAATTGGTTGAGAATTGACTGAATCATCTTCCTTAACAAGTCTAAACACCTCGAATATTGGTTGGTCTAACTGCGAGAATCCTAAAGTT